AGCTTCTCTATCTAAATCTGGATCTTGTTCAAGTCTTGCAATAGTTTTATCACGAGGTCCATAAGCTAAAGGTACTTTGATATCTTGTACACGATTACCATTGTTATCTGTTCTTGTTAATGTTATTTCATTGAACAATGTTCCAAAGATAATAACATACTTACGTAATGTAGAATGATAAAACTGATGGCCAAACATTAGAACCTACCACCCTCACTGAATGGATCAGCATCACTAAAGTCTATAATTGCATCAGCTTCTGTCTCTAAGAATACATTCTCTGCATCTGTTATTGTATCATAATCTCTATCAGCATCAGCACTATCATCAGATGCATCTTCTTCTTCAGAAAGTAATCTGTATCCATCTTCAGTAAACAATGGTTCATCATCTTCTGCAAGTAGTTGAACTTCTTGATATACATCAAGTGATAGTTTTGTTTCAAGTTCATCAATAGCTGTTACACCAGTTCTAAATCTTTCATTAGAATACTCAAATAGTTCTACTCTACAATCATAGAATTGTAATGCACCCATTTGATAGAACACTGGTTCGTGTTCAACAAACTTGATCTCATAAAGTTTTTCGTTGAGAGGAAAGAATATCAAGTCACCTTCTCTAGGTCTTGATATATTATCTAACGCTTCTACTTCAGTTTCAAAAGATCTTCTTGCTACAGACAGAGTCATTGAATCTCTTATCTCTAATCCAAACTTAGATAAGAAATCACCTTCACCTTCAAAGCCATCAACGTTTCTTATATACATTGCAACATCTCTTACAGTATCAAATAATGCAAGATCCTCTTCAGTATACAACTCATCAAATCCTTCTGAAGTATACTTCTTAGTAAGGTAACCTACATCAATACCATATATAGCAATAGACTCGATAACGAGATCAGCTATAAGATTTTGCTCACCATGATGAGCAAACTTATTGAAGTATGTACTCGTGACTCCGTTTGTTATAGACATATTAACCTGTCATATCGTGAACTGGTAGAGAGTAAGAACTGATCATTTCTTGTTCAAGTCTATCTTTTTCTTGTTGTGCTTGAGATAGAATATCAGCTCCGTTGAATTGTACACCTCCTGGCAGTTGCATTCCTGTAAACTTACTTAGGTTAGATCCCCACTGGTATTTTATTAAGCATGTAGCATATTCAGCTAACCATCTGTCACCCCATATATCAGTATACGTATCACCATCTACTTTTTCATACACGTGAGCAACTAAGAACTGTCCTACTTCTAGCTTATCCCAATCCATATCAATATGTAGTCTATTGACATGCCTGTTGAATCTCAATGGTTGTTTACCAACTAATATCTCTTCTATGAATCTTATGTTCTGGAAGTTCATATAGAATGGAACTAAGTCATATCTTGATAAGTCATACAAATCATTTAATGCAATTTGATATCTTATGTTGAATAAGTTGTTTGTACTCAACGCATCACCAATATCAAAGATATCAATTATACCAATAACATTACTATTGGATATTGATATGTAACCATTGTCTTTATCATCTTGTGTAACTGCATGTTTAAGAAATAATTTTTGTGACCCATCAAAGTGATAGTCTTGATAATAAAGTAGAGCTTGATCTATACGATCCTCTACTTGATCATCATCAACATTAATCTCTATGACTGGTTTACCTAACCTTCTAAGACATAACTCTTTGAAGGTAGATCTTGAACTTGGTACTGCCATTTGTTACCCCCAGGCCGCATCGCCATTGGCGTATAGTATTTGTAATCTGTTTCCGTCACCATCTTTGAATGCCGTTGTAAACTGTAAGTTTGCTCCAGAAAGAAAGTCAGCTGAAGAGTTGACACAATTGAATGTTACTACTGTATCATTAGCAGTTGCTGTGACACCTCCAGCTACAGTTACATTTCTAACGTGAGTTGTGTTTGATGCCATCATGAAGTCACTTTGTTGTCTATCAGTTATAGTGACATCTGTCAAACCATTCAGTTGAGTTGATCCTCCAGTGACTGCATTCTCATCAACATAGTTCTTTACAGCAGTTGATGTTGCTATAGTTGTTGAATTAGCTAACTCAACATTTGCAACTAAACCAACAATCTTTGTGTTAGCTGTACCAGAAGTTGTGAGTGTCAAACCTCCAGTTTTTATTTCGTCTATAAAACTATTACTATCTACTACAATAGCTTGGTTAGCTGTAAGTGTTCCTGTTACTCTTCTACCAGCAACTGCAACAACAGCACTTCCATTACCAATATAAACTACATCACCATTACCAGACCAAGCAAGTTCACCAAACTCAAGAGTAGTTGGTGTTGCAGTATTGGTACTACGTTTAATCTGAATGGCCACTAATATTCTCCTCCGTCTAACTCGACATTTCTATTAGTAGCTATAAAAGTGTCGTTTGCAGATATGTATCTAATTATTTGTCCATTGCTCACACTACTTGTATCAACATCAGCAAAGTCATCTACTCTTCTTACAACCTTTGTTGGCATAACTAATTTTTGTTTCAATGTTGTGTTAGCCAGATGTATTGTTCCAGCTGCAACATTTGCCAGCGGGGCGCCGTTTGCATGTAACGGAGTAGGTTTTGTATTGCCACTTATTGCAATTGTGACTCCCATTAATATTCACCACCATCCGATGTATCTTCTTGAAGAATATACTTCTTCTCATTTGAACTATAAACTAAGATAGCTCCATTAGCTAATGTGCTTTCTTGAACATCTTCACAAGCAGACAACCTGTTAGCTGATCCTGATACAGGATTGCCATACAATGTCAATGTGTTAAGATTGTTCTCTAATATCTTTGTCATTGAGTAACCCTTGGTGAAACTGTTACTATTCCTTCAACAGCTCTTATCTTTGTATTTGAACTTGTGTTAAGTAAAGTAAGATCATACACATATCTGCCATCTGTAATATTAGCTGTAACATCATATGTCAAAGCCATTGTTACAGTTCCATTTGTACCACCAGTAGA